ACGTGAACGTAATGCACACCTTCGTGCATCAGCACGTCGAACAGCTCGTTACCTTTCAGTGCCGAGCTGACGTAGATGGTGTCGCCACCGTCGTACCAGCCGTGCAGTCCCTCACGCATTTCTTCATAGACCACGATGGGCGGCTTCAACCGCATACAGTGATAGCCTGCTTCCTCGTCCACGAGTAGTTGACACATAGTCGACCACGCGGCTTGCTCATTCGCAAGTCGTGCCTGCTCATATTTCATTCCTAACGTCGAACATCCGAGGATGCCGATGACGAGTACCAGTACAGCTATCAGCTGTTTCATTAGCCTATTCCTTTAGCTTTGTATCGTTGAACCGGAAGTGAGTCCGGGGGGAGGGCGGGAGCTTCACTAGAGCCATGCCGCATTCGCATCGCTGGAAGTCCTGCACGTTGCGCTTCACGAGCTTGGTGGTTTCCACCTCACACCGTGAGCACCTGTAGTCGAACGTGATGTAACTCATCTCCTCTCTCCTGCTAGACCGAGCCGCGCTCGTTGATGGCGGTGTTGATATTGGCTGAGTGTGCCGACTGCCCAGTGAATCGGGACTGTAGCCCGAGCTGTGCCTTGTCGGTGCGGTTCATGTTCATTCGCTTCTCGGTGCGCGTCTCAGGGAGCAGCTTGTCACCACCCGGCCCTTTACGTAGAACATCGCGCATCTTGTCAGCCAGAGGATCAGCCGCGCCGGCATAGCCCTGCTTACGTAGCATCCACTGGAGAGGGGATACCTTGTCCTGTAGGTGTAACGCTCCGACGCACATTA